CCTATACCAGTGGTATAGGTTTTGCTAAAGACCAACAGGGGTAGAGATTCTCTCAAACCTGTACTAGTAGTATAGGTTTAGTACTTTTCGTGCGCAGCGGGCACGTCGGTTTGACTGTATCTGCTGGTACTTTCAGGGGCGCTGGCCAGTACGGATACGATTGGAACACGATAACGACCACCCCTGTAAAAAGGCGGTGGTTATTTATTGATAAAAATCGGGCTTACTAAATGACTTGTCTAGGGTTCATTACGAAGTCCAGCGCGACCTAACGGACGAGCGCGCCAAGATAGTCCGTGCAATTATTAACAATTTAAGACTATCACTGGCGCGATTGACCGCATAACGGCTTAACTCGCGAAGCCCATTAGCGCGCGTAGTACCACTACAATTTGGTAAAAGTTAAAAACTCTTTATTCAAGTATTTGCTTAATATGAGATTAAACTCATTTCAGGTTGTGCGGCGAATCGTGCCAGCGATAAGAGAGGTAAAAATGGCAAAAAATACCAGAAGCAAAACCGCTAAACTCGGCGACTTAAAACTACTAGAGGTGCTAACTATTCTGCGGCGAGATATTTCCGAAGATTATAAAATCTATCTCACAAGCGATAAACGCAAGGCAACTCTTGATAGTAGATATTATGTCGGGATTGGCGATTGCGACGAATTGCAGGTTTCTGCTTTTATCTGTCCGTTTACGGTTGCACCGCTTGCTTTCCGTACTAGTCTGGGCGCACATCAGTCCAGAGAAAAACACGCAGAAGAATGGCTTTACTATTTCCGAGCGATTGACGGAGGGCGAGAAAATGGGTAAACTTTTACACTTCCCTGATGGCACAATTAAGACCGACAAAGGTGTGCCGATAGTTATTACAGATATTAACAAATATCAAGACGAGGAGAACGAAAACGATGCCCGAAGCAGATAATGTACTGTATTCACCTATATATTTTGTAAAATATAATTCCTGCCCGCGCGCAATTATAATTGCCGGAGCAATCGGAACGAAGAAATACTTCGGCCGCATAAAATACAAAGAAGCGGAACGACTATATATAGAAGAATGCGAGCGCATGGACGCGAGTTGCGAACCATAAAAGCAGATACTGCGGTGGCAGGATCGGCGCGCAAGCCGACAGGCGAAGCGCGCCACCTCCACGCATCCTGCCCCCACAAGATTTGCTTTTTACAGGATTCCGCCGCGCGAGATAGTTGGAACTAAGGCGGACGCAAGCGAAGCAGTCAAGAGAGCGCGTAGCGCGACCTTGACTGAGGAGCGCGGACCGCTACAATCTAAAAACTATCGCGCGCGGAATCTAAGATTTAATACTTTTGTATATTTTTACTATTTTACCTCATCTGGTAGCGACACGGTGGGTTTGCGATTTATTTAAGGAGAGGTTATGCCGAGCATTGATTTTGTTCCCACGGTGCGCTATGCAGGTGCGGTGACGATATTCTTTCGCGATAAACATACAGTGATAGTCAAACAAGGTAGCACAATGGTGATATTTCACCGGTGGTGGGAGCGACATGATTTCGACTATAGCAGTTCATGGAAGCCGTTTTGCGAAGCCTTGCGATGTAATGCTGGTCTGACTTTGGCGCGGTGCTGTTGTCTAGCAGATAAATATGAGGTATCTATGCAGTCATATAGTGGCGGTTTAACTATTCCGCCAGATATCAAAGTCTTAGGTAGTAGCAGAAAAGAGGCTGGCAGATGGTAGAAAAATCATGATTATCAGAACCAGAAGAATTGAAATTAACGGAGAAACTAAAATGTTGCAGCAATTACAAATTGAATATAAAGGCGCGGTCGTCAGTAAGAAAAATAACAAAGTTATTCGATATAACCGGCACACTGGACATAGATTTATCACGAGCAACGATATGGCGAAGCGCAACGAAAGCGATATGGTAGCACAATTCCGATTACAGACGCGTGGCGCGTTTAAGGCGGAGGAATGGTCGCCATGTTCGCTAGAGTTTAGAATTTATGAGCCAGACATGAAGCGGCGCGATCTTGATAATCAGATTACTTCTGTTCTAGACGCACTCGTTAAGGCTGAAGTTATCCCTGATGACGGCATAGAAACCGTGCGCGGTATACAGGTCAAACTAATGGGAGTCTGCAAAAGTAATCCGCGCGTGGAAGTAGTTTTGACTAAAGAGCAGGGTGAGATTTTATGTCTGCCGTAAAAACGCGCAAGAAAAGTCGGCGGAAAATAGCCACAAAGCAGGCTATTAAACCCGGTGTTAGTCCAATTTCTGGTGTTGCGCCGCCCAAAAATCGGCAGTTCGGCAAAGAGGGTGGAAATCCGCGGCACTCTGGCGCATGGAAAAAAGAGGATACCTTGCGTTATAAATTAGAAAAACTGATAAATGGGCTAGACGACGGCGAACTGGAAGAAGTGCTAAATGACCCCAAAACCTCACCCGGAGTGCGGCGACTTGCTACTCTGCTATATAAGAGTAATTACGAGAAGCCGGAAAGCGAGTGGCGAGTTTGGGAGAGTGCCATGAATCAGGCTTACGGATTGCCGAAGCAGTCTATTGAACAGACTAATCTTGAACCGCCGGTACCACTCAGTCCGAGAAGTGCGCCGATAGAGCCGGGTTTGCGCGCGGAGGGCGCGGCCGTGGGAAAGGAGCGCGACAGCGCGACCCCACGGCAGACCGAAGCGCGCAGCACACCGCCGTCGGGCGCGAAGCCTGCGACCGCGCGGCGCACGCGAAGCGGGCCGAAGCGCGAAAGGAGCAAGGCGGAGCAACCATAGGCGGTGCTTAATATCTAGTGCTTTTGCGCAAGGGATAGAAGCGAAATTGGCCGCGATCAGATTATGAACTTTTAGTGGGGCGGAAAATTTGCGGCCAATGTAGCGAATAGCCCGGCGGCGCAGCCGATGCGCCCAAATAAATACTTAACAAAGTGTTAAATAAAACAGGGGTAGAATGTATCAGGACACCACGGCATTGCAGAAGATAGAACAGATGGATGCGCGCATCAATATCATACAAGGCGGTGCGCGTGCCGGAAAGACTACTGCTATGATTATTCGGCTTTGTGATTTAACTTTTGCCGTAGAAGATAAGTTGATTAGTGTTGTATCAGACACCTACCCCAACTTGGAGAAAGGCGCAATTCGCGACTGGGAAAAATTGTTGAAGCGCACTCACCGTGAACGGTATTTTACGCGCAATAAGGTAAAACATACATGGACGAATAAGATTACTGGCACTACAATTGAGTTCTTCTCTTGCGAAGCGGATGACGCATTAGGGGCTGGGCGCGACTATCTCTTTATCAACGAAGCTTACCGCGTGGATTATAAGGTGTTTGACCAACTAATGCTACGCACAGAAGTTATGGCTTGGCTTGATTTCAATCCGGTCAATGAGTTTTGGGTGCATACCGAAGTCATGCAGAAACGGAGTGACTGGCAATTCCTCAAACTTACTTACCGCGATAATGAGGGTATTCCGCCGGCAGTGCTGGGAGATTTACTGCAACATCGGGGCGACGGCACAAACAACTGGTGGCGAGTTTATGGCGAGGGCGAGATTGGCGCGCTAGAGGGCAATATCTATTCCGGATGGATAGCCGAGGACGAACTGCCAAAAGGGTTAGAGTTCCGGCGGTATGGGGTAGATTTTGGCTATAATGACCCGACTGTAATCATCGGAGTATGGGAGAATCCAAAAACCAAAGCAATTTATTTGAAGTTATGCCTATATCAGACCCGGCTTACTAGTAAAGAAATCGTGGCAGAAGCCTTAAAAATTAATGCAGAGCAAGAGGGGTTATTTGTCTGCGACAATGCTAAACCAGAGATGATTCAAGACCTCGTGGAAGCTGGGCTGCGTGCTATCCCCTGCAATAAATCGGCTAGCGGCAAGGTGAATGGTAAGAAGTACAACATTAACCTCGTGCAAGAGCGCGAAGTGCATTATTTGCGCACCGATAAGCCACTGGAACAGGAATACCTGACCTATCCATGGCGCGTGCAGAAATCCACCGGCAAGACACTAGACGAGCCGGAAGACGGCAACGACCACTGCATGGATGCGCTGGCCTATGCGGTGCGTGATATGGAACGGAAGCCGGTGGAATATGGGGCGGTGAGATTCTAAAAACTACTCGTCTAATCCATAGTGGATTTCAGTATCAGGGAGATAATCATAGTAGTCTTTGACCTCTGCCATAAGTTTGGTGTCGTCAAAACCACTCATTTTCAGCATCTCTTTGGCAACCTTGCTTGGGAACATTCTTCTGATGGACGAAGCATAGGATGTGCCGTCCTGTGGAGTTTCATATTTCACGACCGCATTAGTGGTTTTATCAAAGAAAAACTTATAGGGCATTGAGCCACCAGTTCCGACCTTGATATGATTCTTGTCATTTACATAAAAACTCTCGTCAAAAATCCACATGTAGGCATATTTATAATCATCATCTTCTGTGATGCCGAACCCTTGATAATCGGCAAAACGGTGATAGTCTTTATTGTTCTTTTCTGGACTACTGTCATTGTCTAGTAGATATTGGATGGCGGTATCATATAAAAAGTCGTTGTCGGTAAGATATTTTGGCTGATTCAAACCTAGCCAAATAAAAAGTATTACAACTATCGCCAGTATGATGCCACCGAAGATTAGTAAAGTTTTCCTTGATTTACTCATGATATTCTCCAATACTTTTCCTAATTATAACATATTTTGGGAAATTGTGGTTGCGCGCAGGCGCGAAGCGCCGAACAGCGCGCGGAGCGCGAGCGAAGACGACCGCTTGCGGTCTGTCTTCCGAGCCGACAAGCGCTGCAAAGCACGCAGTGCGAATGCAACGCGGAATGGAGCGGAGCGACTGGGCGCGCCAAGCGAACGCAGTTCGCTGACTGGCGAGTGGCGCGGAGTGTTGATTTTATTGTCGCTTAAATAGAGTGCGCCACGAGAAAGTCAGGGGTGCAGCCGCGATAAGGCATAGTAGCAGAAAAAGCCGGGAGCAAGCCCCGGCGCGCCCTAGAAAGCGAAGCGATTACACTGGAAGAAATAGGGATTATAAGGTATAATAAGGAGTAATTATAGGAGTTAAATATGGCTAAACAAACAGAACATTCGGTTCAAAATCAGGCTTTTATTGATGGGCAAAATCTCTTTCTTGGAACTTCAACAGGCCCCGATCCGTGGCGAGTGGATTTATATAAGTTCCGGGAATATCTGCGTCGCAAGTATAATATTGATAAAGCATACTATTTTCTTGGCTGCGTTGATACTAATCATCAGGATTTATACGATTTAATTCAAGATGCCGGATTCATTATTGTATTCCGGGAACATAACGGAAGCGCGCTTTCTAATAAGAAGGGTAATGTTGATACAGACATCGTATTTACGATGATGCGAAACTTTCACGAAAATCCCGAAATTGACAAATTTTTCCTAGTTTCTGGCGATTGCGATTATTACAAGACTGTGCGATATCTCCACGGCCAAGATAAGCTAGGTAAAGTTTTATTCCCGGCCCGGCACAAGGCTTCTTCACTTTATCATCAACTTGGCCGTTCATGCTTTACTTATTTAGACACAGCGGATATACGCAAGAAGATAGAGTATAAGAAGTAAATAAAAAGAGGGTCTTCGCTTAGGTAGTTAGCCGTTCGCGCTGCCCTCATGGTAATATGCTTACATTATAGCAAACATATTATAAAAAGTCAATACTAAAATGACCCCTGTAATGGGGTCATTTTTTATGCTTGGGATGTTTGCTGTTGTCTAATTCGCAAATGGTCTTCACAGTCGGGTTTTTCTTTTAATTCACAATATTGTAAGAATTCAATTGTTTCAGGCGCAGGGTGTCCGTATGCTCTACCGGCAACTTGCGTAATAAGAAACTCGACAACATCTTCAAGACTAACTTTCCCGCCATAATTATCACAGGAAATACCGCAAAGAGATATCGTATGCGGTTCAGTGAAATTAACACTGATGTGACCGGCATTATTTGTGACTAACCTTGTAAAATCCGGATACTCTTTGGCATATTCTTCCGGCAGGTCTTTGACTATAAGGTGGTAATGGTGTTCCGACATTTTCTGTCCTTTCTGTTAAAAAACTTATTATTAAGATTATTATAACATTTTTCGTTAGTTTATTTGCGCTATATCTTATGTATTTACACAATCAGAATCATGAATGATTCTGATAATAATTTGCACTATACCGCGCTGGAACTGGCAGAAATTAAGTCGGTTGCGGTGCTAAATACCGATGAAAATAAAAGCGCAGAAACAGACACGACCGCGGAGCGGACTATCGTTTTCGTGGCAAGCGACAACAGCGAAGACCGGGCGCACGAACATGTAGAAATCTCTACTTTTTATCTACCGACCAAGAACGGCGGACTAGTGCGCGTGGCCGACCTCGCGGAGAGTAAAAATACCGCCGTAGATATCCCCCTGCTCACCGATCATAACGGCTGGGAGGTAGATAAAGTCATTGGGTCGGTGCGAAGCGCCGTATATGAAAATGGCAAACTGGTCTTTACGGTTGGGATTTCTAAGCGCAAATATGCCCAAGACCTCATGACTTTGATAGATGAGGGACATCTGCATAATGCGTTCTCTATCGGCTGGCGCAGTGGCGCATACGCGCCGGACACTAAGACCTATACAGACGGAGAAATCCTAGAAGTATCACTCGTCACGCGTGGATGCAACCGGGATGCCTTTGTGCTAGATGTAAAGTCCGCGAATCCGAATAACCGAGATGCGCCACCGAATCCGCCCGATGTGCCAAATGAAGAAAATGAGCAAGTTAAGAATCAAGCATTAAGTAATCAAGGAGAAAAGACAATGCAAGATGAAGAAATTAAGAATACAGAAACCACCACCCCGGCCACCGAAGCACCAACCCCGGAAAGTGCGCCGGAAGCCACCAATAATGAATCACCCCAAACGAAAGGAACACTCATGAACGAAACCACTAATCACAAACAAATCGCCGCGGCGCAGGTGCAAGCACCCACGCAGAAAATCACGGTGACAAGCAATGCGAAGGCTTATCTTGACACCGAGGAAGCCAATGTGGACTTCGCCAAGTTTATTGCGGAAAATTATGGCAAGTCTAATTCCGCCGTCATTAAGGCATGGGCGGAAAAGATGGCCGAGAAAGGCATCACTGGTGACGATATTCTGCCAACCACGATTGAACAGACCTTCTTCAAAGTCTGGACGAGTGACCGCGGTATTCTCGCACACATGAAGTCCGCCAAAGCCCTACAAGGCAGTGTTTACGGCTTCTATGCCAAAGGTCGCGGCGCTGGACATAAGAAAGGCGAGAAAAAGGATAATGTCGGCTTTGAGACTGTTCGTCGTGACTACAAGGCGAAAATTGCTTTCGCTAAAATGCCGATTGACTTGCAAGACCTCATTGACGATACTACCGGTGAACTCACCATCTTGCGTGGCGAACTCTTGGCTGACTTGCTCTATAACGAAATCGTTCGCGCGATTATCGTCAGCGACGGACGCGGCGAACCGAGCGAGGGCGCGAAAGACCTGCGAATGTTTGATGGCACGCGCGGTCTATGGAGTATGCTTGGCGATATTAACAAATCCGCCACTTCTGGCACCGACAGCGCAACTAAATTTGCTAAGGCGGTGGCGACTAAAATCAGTAACACTGCTAGCGATAATGCCTACGATAAGGCCGTTAAAACCCTTTCGGCCCTCAAAGGTCGCAGCGAGAAGATCCTTGTCGCACCGGAAGGCTTCATCTTTGGACTAATGCTAGAAAAGGACAATGACGGCCGCTATGTCTTTGCACCGGGGAGCAACTTCTCGCAACTCCTGACTGCGAAAATCTTTGAGTTTGACTTCATGACTGACTGCGGTATGGACTTAATCGGTTTCAACGACGGCAAATATCTCCTACCAAGTGGACGCGATATGCTCCGTTCTGCCTTTGATAATGACTATAACCAAGATGTCCTACTTCACGAAAAGCCAGTGGCTGGGTCGCTCTTTGGGCGCAAGGTCTGCGCTGGGTATGCCAGCGCAGCAACTTCTACAGCCAGTGACAAGAAAGACGAAGGCAACGAATAGCTGAGGGGGGTTGGGGCGGATACCGTAGGTAGCCGCCCCAGAAAGCGACAATAGCGAAGTGATAGGCGCGCGGAACGCGCAACTGATACGGAGCATTGGAGCGATTAGCGAACAACGAGCGCAGGCTATGGGATAGGCTCTGCCTATCCCCAAGACAAGCGAGTGTGAGCAGACAATATTAAGAACTAAGCAAAAGTAAGCGAAAATGATAAGTTTAACCAAAGCCGAATGCGAAGCCTTTATTGGGCGAGAGTTGGACGAGCGCGAAGCGCAGAACTTTGATTTGTTTCGCGAGATAGCAGAGCTAAGGCTTAATAATTTACTCAGTCGCGAGGTAGCAGAGATGACTGCGCCAGAAGATTTAACTTTGATTAAACTACTGATTGCGCGCATGGTAGCCGTCTTGTCGGACGAACAGGCGGAAGCGCAGGCGCGTGGAATTGTGGCTAAGACCGTAGAAGATTTTAAGATTGAATACGACAAGGATGCCAATACTCCACTGACCGAATATGTGCGACAGAATGAAGATTTACTTAAAAAATACACCGCCGCTACCTACGAGATGCGTGCCGGGCGGACTGACGATATGGCGGATTATGTGATTTAGGGCGGACTTATGCGCAAGAATACAGTATTCACGGCATTTCTAAACGGCGAAGAAGAAATAGATTTTCTCCCCGTGGACGGCACAACTGTCAAGGGGCAACGCAAAATCAAAGCCTTGATGAAGTTCAAAGCTGGGCTAAAACGCGCTTCGCAACTGCGGCGCACGGCTAGCGATCTGACAATTCATGCGCACCCCAATGACTTTGATGATGTGGCAAACCCACAAGACATTATTGGCTCGGCAGTGCGCTGGAAAGGCAGGAATTACAGTATTGACGGAGTGAGTATTGGCAAAAATTACGATACTGGCGAAGTGGAGCATCTAACTTTCAACTGTTCACTAGCAATTTATTCCGATGAGCGACCGAAGTTCTGCTTGGAACGCGACCGAGCAAAGTTCCTTGTCACGGAAACTGGGCGGATGTTTATGTTGGAGCAATTTAAGGAAACAGTGTAAATGGAAAGGAATTTTAACTAATGGAAGCAATCAAATTCAGTGAACTACCATCTGGCGACCGGATGCCATTAGCGGACGAGGACGGTGTGCCGATTATTGCGAATCAGGAAAATCGGTTACTTACTTGGGGCAGGCTAAAACAACAGATAGCGGCGCAAACCCATACTGATACCGTAGATGAAAGCGAGAAAATACCGACTGCAAAGGCGGTATCTGACGCGCTTGGTTCGCTGAATAGCGATTTGCATGATGAGTTTGATGAGAAAATTGACGACGCGCAGGCAAAAGCCGAGGGCGCGAACGCAACCGCCAAATCTGCCTTAGCCTCGGCTGGGTCGGCGAGCCGCGATGCACAGAGTGCGGAGAACAAGGCAGCTGAAGCAGTAAGTAAAGTAGCCGAAGCAACATCTGCGGCGAAAACGGCAGAGAGTAAAGCGGAAGAAGCCAAAGCCGCCATAGTATTGCCAGAACAAAAAGTCACGCAGTACCACATTGTAGATTATCCCGAAGATACGCAACCAGTCGATCTATTTAAGTTCTCTACCGAACCAATTAGCGATGTAACTTTAGCGCAAGTCTGCGAACAATACAACGACAACTTTGAGATTTTACAAGTGGTATTTCATGAACTCCTCAAAGTAACTCATCAAAATTACAGTGGTAAAACCGTCGTCATCACTGCTGGTAGTGCTGATAGCGAGAACGGCTTAATGACCGGAGCGCCGTCTATCGCGGAAACAGCAGATGATGTAACCGATGTAATTGCGATTAATGACGCAGTGGCACAGATTTTTGCAAACCAGAAAGCCCTCTATGACATCCTCATGGATACACGGAAACGCGCGATTGCGAATGCGTCTAACCTTACGGCTATGCTCACTAATATCAACTCGATCTTAACGCAGATTATGAACTAGGAAAAACAGCAATGGCAAATCTATTTACAACTACGGCGAGCAATTGGAGTTATGGCTATACTCCACCAAGTACCGAAGATTTTGATACCTATGGTATGCCGGATATTGTCAATGTGGCGGAAAACTTTATTGAGGAACTCGCACGGGTTTTGTTCTTTCTCAAGAAGCAAAATGACTACGAACGCAGCGAGGTGAACCGCACGGACTGCCTCGGCATGTTTGGAGCGGACGATATTGCGAGCCATGTCAAAGCATATGGCATTACGACTTACGATATGGACTATCCGCGCTACCCCGAATCTGCCATGAATAGTTACAACCGTCAACGCGTGCCGGCTTATTATTATCGATGTTGGCTCACACTAGCTCAATACTTCTACGGCTACGACCTACCGGCTAGTCGCTATCCGTTTACACTTTGTAGTGAATCCGGCACCGTTACTAACTATACACAAATCGCCATGAATGATTATTCCAAGATTGGAATTAATTTTGGCAGTTTTTGGCGACATCCGCGTAGCACTGGCGGCGAATATGCTGACAGTGGTCGTAACGGTATCATGTCTAATAACCCAAACTGCGCTTTTTGTGGCGATACGGCATGGAAAAGTTCTTTTCAGTCCAACCGAGAAAAAGCCGTGTATGATTTTATATCTGTTATTACATATATGGTTAAGATAGACCATTTGCGCACCGAGCTAGCAGATTGCTTGCCAACGGAGCAAGGCGGCAATGGCGAAGAAGCGGACTATTATGACCCAAGATATAGCGATATGTTCTTTACGGAACGCGCCACTCAGCTATTCAAACTATTACCAAACCCTATCTGCCAAGTGCGCCAAGCACTGGCTAAAGTGATGCTTGACCCTAAATATGGCACGGAAGAATGGCAACCGTGGACTTATGCTGGACAGGTGCAAGTGAGTATCGCCGTCCAAAACGCATTAAATGAGCGCGGACTATTGAACGGCTTAATACCCGATATGACGGTTGACCCCGGCAATAGCAGTATATATTACAGTCCAGTAAATGACCCACTCCTAACCACCGGCACCGGCTATGGTCTAATTGCCGACCCGGACGGCGATCTTTCGCACCTTGCACCTATTGTTATTTTGCGCCGCCAGTATATGTTTAAGCCCTATTACTACTATTATGATTATTCCGAAGCTAATAACCCGAATGCTTTTGAGAAGCAATATGGCCGCGTTAATTACGGGCAGTCTAACGCACGCGCCTACCTTACTACTCCAGCGCAATCTAATGGTCAGTGGGCTAAACCGCAACATGACTACGATGTGTTTTCATCTACTTCTAGTAGTGTTTATGCCTATCTCCGCTATATTTCTGTCTTGCTGCGCAATAATCTAGCCAAGACTGAGATGCTTTATCCAATCGGGAATGCTAGTCATATCGCTAATAACACCTGTGCCGTCGGTATAGTGCGTGACTGGGTGGGGTTACCAACGATGACGCAGCTGGGCTACACCAATGCTGTATCGACGCGTAAAACGGCACGCGTAGCCGTAGATGAACAAGTACACGGCGAGTATTACTTTATGGGCGAATATGGCGAGATAGAATACGGAAATAATTCATTCTGCGCCGAGGATAACTGGCGCACTGCTATGACTTCGCATACCTATAACAAAATTGGTTACAATCCGAACTTCAAAACGACTGTGGATACTACAACTAAGAAAGTCCCGACACGCACTCCAGCCAACTACGCGTCCGACAGCTATGATGCCACAATTTCCAACCGTGTCGCCTGCATGAACACAGCCGCTAACGGCTCAACTGCTATGACGAACACTACTACGCAACCTTATTTTGCATGGGATGGCTATATGGTGTATTTCTCGCTGGCAGCTTTCCACGCGGACAAAATCGACCCTAGCCTACCGAGCACCAGCATTCACGGAGCGGAACTGGAATCATAAAAGGAGTAAAAATGTTTGAGAAATTACGACAAAAGATATTTAAGAAAAGCGAGGTCGGAGCGGCGAATCACGCACAGGAACATGACCCCGAAGATAGATTCATAGAAAATGCCATCCATCAATACGGCGGTAGTTTCGCACTGCGTAATGGTAGTTATGACAACACCTATCCCAACATTGCACGGATAGCGGAAGCGATTGCCGAGATTAACCCGGTAGCAATTAACGGCAAGGGTGAAGAAATCAACCCTGCACCGCGACTGCTACAAATCCTAGCGCGACCGAACCGCGAAATGAGTGGCACGGACTTCATGGAAACCCTAGCCACCATGCTACTCGTCCATCCAAAAGTCTATCTGCTAGCATGGCGGAGTACGGCGCATGGACTGGAAACCGGCGGCGACATCACCCTAGATAACTTTGCCGGGCTGACCTTTATGGAGAATGTGGCGGAATCAGTCGTAGACGGAGTATCAACCTATCGCATGGGCGGAAAGACTTATAGTGAGCAGGAAGTAATCACCTTGTCCCTCGCGGTCAACCCGTATCGTATCAATGACGGCTATTCCCCTAGTATTGCGAGTAAGAAGTGGGCGACCACGGATGATTTTATCGCCGAATATCACAACGCACAGTTCCGCAACGGCGCAGTGCCGGCCGGTCAATTCACTATCACGGCACCGAGTGTCGCAATCTATAACGACATTGTAGACAGGATGCAGGAACAATTCCGCGGCGCGAGAAAGGCCGGAAATATCATGTATGTGCATCGGCCGACATCCAGTATAGACGGCAAGCCGGAAGCGGCGGCGATAGAATGGACACCGTTTGCACAGACGAATAAAGAGCTGACACTGGAAGCGGTCTATAATCAGGCGAATCATAAGATAGATACTATCTTCGGAGTGCCGGAAGAAATTAAGGGGCATCTCTCTAATAGTAACTATGCGAGTGCAGAAGTGGCGGACTATGTGTTCGCAAGGCGCGTGGTCTATCCGAAACTCGTCAAGATATATAGCCGGCTGACTCATGAGTTTAACCGGATATTTGGCGGTATGGGATTCGCTTTGAGCTTTAACTACGAACTGCCAATGCTGACCGATACACGGAAACTCCAAGCCGAAGCCCTGAAAACTATGATAGAAGCCGGATTTACGCATGAAAGCGCGGTGGAAGCCTTGCGACTGCCGGAAAGTTTCCGGGGGTTGGAGATGAGAAAAGAAACGACAGGAAGTACGAAGCAGGCTGTCGGGGGTCGCGACGAAGCCGACCGACGAAGCCCCGCGGAACGCGCGGCGAGTGCAGCACCGAGGAAAGCGAGTGAAACGGACGCACTTGTGCGGACGATTCCGAGCGACGCAGGTGAGAGTGGCGAAGCCACGACGGGCGGCGAGGAGTGCAAGGCGCAGAAAGGTGGTGAATGATGGACGCAGGACTAGCAACGATTATTTGTGCGGCGATTACGGTGGCCGGCACAGTGGCGGTCGCGAAAGTCGGCACGCGAAGCAAGGCGGAAAATCAAGAGATTATGGAGCGATTAGCGCGAGTAGAACAACGACAAGCATGCGAAGCCTTGATTAGTGAACGCAATGACCTGCTGACGGCGATTCGGACGGATAGCGACAATACCGAAGAAATTATGAATATTGCGAAACATTATTTCTTAGATCTCGGCGGAAACTCGTATGCTAGCCGACCATTCGCGGTCTGGGCGCTAACGCACCGCATAGACATTAGCAAACTTTATACCGAACATAACGACCTAGAGTTTTATATGAAAAATCCAGAGGTAGCGATGAAGAAAGTATGAGTTATTGAACAAAATGTTAAATAAATCGGGATTTCGTTCCCACAAAAGGAGAAAAGTATGATAGAGCAACTTATTACAGTTTATATTGGAGCGGCGATTATCGGCATTACTTATATTGCGTGGCTGCTTAGCGGTGCGTTTAATGTGGCTTATTCTAAGACACGCGAGTGGAGTTGGCGGAGATTCTTTGAAGATTTACTGAAAGTTATCCTGCGACTGGGATTTCTCGGCGCGATTACTATCGCCATTAACCTGATTGATTGGTACTGCGCTAGACTGGGCGCGGATGTATCTAAACTGGCCGACATCTTCAGTGTTGGCGGAGTGGCGGCGCTGACCGCAAAGGCTAGTGCTGGTTATGCAAGCAAGGCCTACAATAATTTTAAGAACTTCATAGATACATTACACACCGAACCGATAGAACTAAATATTGACCCAAACGCGATTGACTGGCAAGAGATTCGGTCGGATGTAGAAGCGGAGTTTAGAGCATTCGCCGAAGCCATCACCCCAAAACATACCACGGACGAAGAACAGACCGAAACGGCTGCCGAACCAAGCGAAGCGGAAGTCGCGGAAATCGTAGCGGAAGCTGGAGTGATAGAAGTCGGGCAGGGGTCGGAAACTCTGCCGATGAACCGAATCTTGCCGGACGGAGACAAAGATAACGGCAAAGGTTGGCAATGTTCTAAGTACGCGTGGTATCTCGCGACTGGCATCCGCATGAACTATGTGCCGCACCCCGACTACGGACCGTGCAACGGCGATAAAATGGTGGAATACCTGATTCAGAAACTCGGCTGGGTAGAATGCACCAAAATGGACGGCGCAATATTCTCCTATAAATCCGGGCAATATGGGCACACAGGGTTAGTGAAAAACGCGGCGCAAAATCTCGTCAATGACGCGAACTGGCAGCCACTCGCCACCGGTACGCACTATCTCAACCTAGACGCAGTAGGAGCGCGCTATGCTTGCCCGAAAGCCATGCTAGCCCAGAATACCACTACGACCACCAAGCCAGCGCAGACGGCAAGTAAACCGCAAAATACAGCAACTCCAAGCACTACAACCAGTAAGCCAGCAACGCAACCGAGCAATAGTTTAGACAAACCGCTGATTTTCCATAAAGGCGAAAATGTCCGACCACTGCATCTAGTAGACTATGACGGCCGCAACCTAAGACAATATGACGATGTTTACTATGTTGTACAGGATGTAGAGGAGGGGCAAGATAGAGTAGTGTTGGGCGCGCGTGGACAGATTTGGGCGGCGATGAGAGTGGAAGATGTGGAAAAATGCTAATGCAAAAAACTACTACTTAAAGCTTAATTAAAGCATAAAAATAATAGTAAAATAATGCATATGGATATATAATGAAGTTATAATAACTTAATAAAGGAGAAAAGTTATGAAAAAACTTTTACCAATATTATTGGCAGGCTTGATAGCCGTGTCAGGTGCTACTGCGCTTAGCTCTCAGCCAGCTAGTGCCGCAGGGCGCAGAGCAGATGTCGATATGGTTGCTGCATGTCAACGCCAGTATGAAGCAGCATATAGCCATGTAGTCAAAATTGTTGAATGGAATGTCATGGGGTGGAAGTGTTATATAAATAACAAGAGCTATCCGCTTGATATTGATGTAAGAGGATGGTGCAAGGCTAAGTATGGTGGAGCCGCGAAGTATGACGACTTCAATAACCCATATTCATGGTATTGTGAATATTAAATAGAGAACAAATAAACGATGGCGCACCCGGAATTACTATTGCAAGCAAAGAATATTAGTAAATCTTATGCTGGCGCTCGAATACTACATGATGTTAGTCTAGAAGTCTCAGCCGGCGAGTTTCTAGCAATCATCGGTCCGAGCGGTAGCGGTAAGAGTACTTTGCTACATATTCTCGGGTGCGTCGAACGAGCAGATTCGGGCGAAGTAGAAATCTGCGGGAAAATGGTACACGAACAAAGCCCAACCGATTTGGCGGTATTACGCAGTCGTGATTTGGGCTTCGTGTTCCAATTTTTCTATTTCCAGCCACATCTTAGCATCGCGAAGAATCTTGAGGTGCCGATGATGCCATTAAGAACAAAGGGTGGCGAACGGCGAGAACGGATACTGGAAGTGGCAAAGTTAGTCGGAATTGATAGTAAACTGGAGCAGAAGCCAAATAAACTTTCTGGCGGACAGCTGCAGCGCGCAGCGATCGCGCGAGCCATCATCAACCGGCCGAAGATTATTCTGGCAGACGAGCCAACTGGTAATCTCGACCGCGAGAATACTAAACATATTATGGAACTATTATTACAAATTAAAAAAGAGCAAAATACGGCGCTCATTATAGTCACGCATGACGAAGCGGTGGCGCGAATGGCTGACCGAGTAGTGCGAATGGATGATGGGAGGCTAGTGTGATGTTAAAGATGCGTGATGCTTTTGTGCTGGCATGGACGAAATTATTGAGCCGGAAGTTCTGGACGAGTCTATTCTTGGCAATGGAAATTATTTTGCTGGCAGGAGTGCTGATATTCGCTTCGGCGGTGCAAGGGTTCGAGCAGAGCCTAGCGAAGTTCAATAATGAGGGGCTGAATGGCAAATATCTCGTCACGGCGGCGAATGTCCGGAATAATCCAGACTTAGCTAAAGACCCGGCCGTAATGGACTTAGCTGAGGAGCTATACAATAAAGGAGTATCCGAACACACGGCGATTGCTAAGAGATTAGGAATAAGCTATTCGGCGGAGTCAGAAGTCAAGCCCACGGAATATGTGGACGGTGAGCGCGAGCTAGTGATGTATTCCCCGTATGCGCAGCAAGCGGTTGATAGTGTGATGGCGGACTATCTCGTAGCGGATAAGTCGGACTTGAAAAAAGCGCTGGAGGGATATAGCTATAAACAGATATTCACGGAACAAATGCTAACCGCAGACGGCAGTGTGGTGAACCTAGAGAATGGGGTGGAAAATCTGAAGCGATATACTTATTCTCTGGACAATATGCAAGCGCAAGTATTCAACGGGTTTTATATGCTGGAGGACGAGCTGTATCAGGATTATTTCTTCGAGGGTGTAGAGCGAGACGAGGCGGCGATACCAGTAGTGATTTCCGTAAGCCAAGCAGAAACGATTCTAGGGATAGATGGGGTGGGTAGCTCGGCGAGTAGTGAGGAGAAAATAAGGCATTTTGAGGAGCTGGAGAGTAAGGCGAGCGGGCTAGTCGTAGAGGCTTGCTATCGTAATAATGCTTCGCAGGAGATGATTTTTACTGCCCAACAAGTCTTGGACGAGATTGAGCGGAACAAAGGTAAACCATATTACAGCGAGCCAAACTTAATATATAATCTCCCGACTACGGCTTGTGGGGCGGTGACTGTGAAGAAGGATACGCGGACGGTAGAGGAAAAGAAACAAGATAACTTGCAAATCGAGTATCAGAAAGCACTGGGAAATTATGAGGAACCAGTGCAGAAGCTATTGAAGTTCCAAATCGTCGGGTTAGTACCAGTGAGTAATAATACGAATCAGAGCAATGATATTCTAGGAATGATAGAATCGCTCGGCGGAGTGTCGATCGCTACTCCGCTCGTGAGCGAGGAATATTATAACGAGCATGAAGCGGAACTAGGCGAAGTGTTTAAGAAATCGGATACGAGTATTGATTATCTCGGTATGGGGACGCAATATATCGTAGAGTTTGACGATGCAGAAACGGCAAGGCGCTTCATAGCTGAGCAGAGTTGCGAGACGAAGGGTGCGCTTAACTATGGCTGCGCGACGGAAGAACATTTATTCCTGCTATCGGCCGATAATAACAATAGCCTAGTAATTGAGGATATATCGCGGACTTTCGTGCAGGTACTGGCGATTATGATTATAGTCGTGCTGGCGGTTACGGTGATCTTCATGGCGCTGATGGTGGTGAGGTCGATTACTAACGACCGGAAAGAGATTGCGATTTTCCGCGCGATTGGGTTTCGTAAGATACACATACTGCAAGTGTATTTGATGTATGCTTTGATATTGGCGGGGATGATTGTGGCTGGGGCGGTAGTATTATCGCTCGTAGTGGGATATGCTTTGAATCCGATAGTTTCTGGCGAAGTAACTAACTTCTTCCGAGCAACATTCTTCACACTGGATTCCGCAATGCAGGCAAATATCTTCATGCCGGGTGTAGTGAATTATGTTTGGCTGAGCGGAGCGGTGATTATAGTATCATT